CGCACCATATCGTATATCCCAAGAACCACTAAGCGTGGTCGAAACTGGCGACGACCGGCCAAGACTAGAAACGATTACGCCCGATGACGTCCGATCACGAGCTACGGAAATATTGGGTTTCGCTAGGGACGTGTTAGGCGTAGAGCTTTACCCGTGGCAAGTCCGTTGTTTACATGGCATCACCGCTTTAGATGACGACGACAATTTTTTACGCCGCGTATCGCTTTTGTCGGTTGCGAGACAAAACGGTAAGAGCCTTTTGGGTGCAGCTTGTATCGGCTGGTTTCTTACTATTGAGGCACCGCGCCGTGGCGGTAGTTGTGTCGCTATTTCTGTAGCCCACAAACTCGACCTAGCCGTTTCTATGTTTAAATATCTTGCCCCGATTTTGCAAGAGAAATTTGGCGCTAAAGTTTCGTGGTCGTACGGCCGTAACGAACTAGAGATACACGGGCACCGGTGGATCGTTAGAGCAGCTACGCCCCAAGCCGGTCACGGCTATAGTGCGTCATTTCTTTATATAGATGAATGTTGGGATATTTCCGAAGATGCAATAGACACCGGGCTACTTCCTACGCAACGCGCCGTAACTAACCCTATTTGCCTTATGGTTTCTACAGCTGGTACACAGAACAGCCACGCGCTTTTACGTTGGCGCGGTCAGGGTTTGCGGCAGATTGACGCCGGCGAAGTTGGCCCTATGTATTTTGCCGAATGGTCGCCCCCGGCGACTCTTGACCCAATGAGCCCCGAGGCATGGAAAATGGCTAACCCGTCTATTGGTCGTGGTGGTTTAACTATTGACGTTTTACACGCCGAAGCTAAAGCGCCGAACCGGTCGGCCTTTTTACGAAGTTCTGTGAATATTTGGGTGGCCAGTAGCACCGCATGGCTCGAGCCGGGTTTATTTGCGTCGTGCGCTACGACCGACCCAATACCTAAAGGCGGGACATTATCCGTAGAAACTTCGTTAGACGGTACGCGCTATGTCGGGGTGCGCGCCGTGCAGGACGGCAACCGGTCGCTAGTTACTGTTGTTTTTGACGTGGACAGCCTTGCGGCAGCGTGGGAACGCATAGCGGAACAAATGCGCGACCCGTCGTTATCTCTTACTATTACCCCGCCGTTTGAAATCTCGTGCCCTCGGGAATATGACAGCCGCCGCGCCATTGTTGGCTACCGCGAGCTAGGCCGATGGACGCAAGGCGTACGCGCTTTAATTGTCGAAGGTCGCGTAGCACATTCAGGCGAAATATCTTTAGTAGAGCAAACCGAACGCGCAGTACTTGTACGCCACCAGCAAACCGTAGCTTTATCATCGGCCCGATCTAGTGGCCCTATCGAAATGGCCCGCGCTATGGTGTTCGCTGTTGCGATGGTTTCACGCCCGGCCAATAACGCTAAACCTATTGTCGCGTTCTCTAACGGTTAGCATTAGATCGGTTTTGGGGCGCGTCGGGCGCCCCAATTCCACCCCAACGGCTAAACCTTGTGGCATAATGCGCCTATGGCTTTATTTCGACGCGACCCCAAACCCGTTTACGGCATAGCCGAACCGGAAGTAAAAGCCGCTGTAGGTTACGGATATCAACAGCAAGGCAATCAAGGCGCTAGCCAAATTGGGCCACCGTATTACGCATACGCAGACGACGCAGCGCGCGCCCGTTGTATGTCAGTACCGACTATCTCCCGCGCCCGTGATCTAATCGCGTCGGTCATTGGTTGCCTACCGCTTGAAATGTATACCTTGCAATGGAACGGCGAAGAAATGGAAGAAATACCATTAGCGCCCCGCAGCTGGCTACAACGGCTAGACCCGGACAACACAAACAACTTTACGCTTTCATGGTTATTTGACGATTTATTTTTTTTCGGCGTGGGCTACCTACACGTCAAAACTAGGACGGCCGACGGCTACCCCGCGTCGTTTCAGCGTTTGCCGGCAAACCTTGTAACCACTTTGGATCAGCAAGGTAACGTAAGTTTCGGCCCGTCTAAACAACTTATGTTTTTAGGTTTACCGCTTGACTACAAAGACGTCGTACAATTCATTAGCCCTATTCAAGCGCTAACTACTGTCGCCCCGCGCGCTATCGACACGGCGCTAAAGCTCGAGCAAGCAGCAAACCGTAACGCGGTAGCGGTGCAGCCTTCCGGCGTCCTTAAACAAACTGGCGGCCAGCCTTTAAGCAGCGAAGAATTAGCACAAATGGCGCAATCGTTCAACGTGGCCCGCATGTCTAACAGCGTTGCCGCGATCTCGGAACACTTGACATACAGCGAAACCAGCGCAACACCGGACAAAATGCTATTAAGCGAAGCCCGCAACTTTCAAGCGCTCGAAATGTCACGCCTAGCCAATATCCCCGGCTTTTTATGCAACTTGTCTATCGGTGGTTACAATTATTCAAACAACGCCGACGCCCGCCAACAGCTATGGCTATTTGCATGCAAGGCCTACAGCGAGTGCATATCGCAGACATTGAGCGGCGACAACGTACTACCGCGCGGTACCTACGTACGGCTAAACCCTAAACAGTATTTAGCGGCCGACTATTTGGGTGGCTACGGCGGGGAAATGCCGGACGAAATGCCAACAATCGAAGAAACAGTTAGAGTACCTTTGAGCTAATGATTAAATTAACCGCTACCGCAATCACAGTAGACGCAGCAGCACCGGACGGCAGCCGTACCGGGCAGCGTGTAATTATGGGCATTGCCGCCCCCTATGGCGTAACCGCAAGTGTTAGCTCGGGCGAAACGGTGTTATTTGAGCCGGGCAGCCTTTCGGCCCCTGATCGCATGCCACGCGTTTACATGTTCCACGACTCGAGCCAACCCGTCGGCATCGTTACGCAGCTCGATAACTCAAGCCCTAACGAACTTTTATTTTCCGCCCGCATTAGCGCTACCCCTCTCGGAGATACCGCATTGACTCTTTCAGCAGACGGCGTACTCGACGTGTCCGTAGGTATCTCACCGCAGCAATGGACGACCGACGACGCCGGCGTAATGCGCATCACGGCAGCTGTAATCGACGAGATTTCTTTAGTGCCACAACCGGCATTTAACGCCGCCAAAATAACCGAGGTTTACGCGTCGGCAAGTATCCACCACAACCCCGACGATTTAGACAATAATCAAGAAAACCCACTAGATGAGGAAACCCCCGAAATGGAAAAGACACCCGAAGTAGCAGCCGTAGAAGCAGCAACACCAACCGCGCCAATTTGGGCCGAAGCGCCTAAGCGTTTTACTATGCCTAGCGCCGCGCAATACATGGCCGCCTATGCGTCTAGCCCGTCGGAATTTGCGCAAATTAACGCACAGATTAAAGCCGCCGCGCCTTTTATTGACACTTCTAGCACACCCGGCATTTTGCCCGAGATCATCACCGGTACCGTGTATGACGGGCTAAATCCTATCCGCCCGTTCGTGTCGGCTATCGGTACTCGCGCTATGCCTACAGCTGGCGCAACGTTCCGCCTTCCAAAAATTACGGTACGACCAGTCGTAACGCAGCAGCCAACAGGCGAAAATACAACGCTTGACCCTTCGACCGTTACCGTGTCAAATACCGACGTTTCTAAACTTACATTCGGTACATACGTAACAATGTCCGAGCAGGATCTCGATTGGACAGACCCGGCCAGTCTCAATATCGTGTTAGAGCAACTCGCTATCGCCTATGGACAGGCCACGGATAATTACGCCATTGACAACTGCCATGCCGCAATTACACAAACAAGTTCAGTAGCCGACACCGCCGTAGGTGCAGATTGGGTAGCAGCCGTTTACGACGGCGCGCGCCAAATCTCTGAAAGCTCGAACTATTTGCCTAGCCACATGTTCGTAACGCCCACGAGTTGGGCGGCTCTTTCAAGCAGCGTAGACGATCAAAATCGTCCGGTATTTCCATACACGGGCGCACCTAACCTCATGGGACAAAACGCAGCAGGCAACGCAGCAGCTAACACATGGAACGGCAACCCGCTAGGCCTTGTACTTGTCGTAGACAAGAACGCACCCGGCTCGTTCATGGGACACGCAGCAGGCCCGGCCGCTGGTTACCACTACTTCGAGCAGCCCAAAGGGGCAATTAGTATCGATGTACCGTCCTCATTATCTCGGACCATCGCTTTTAGAGGGTATGCCGCAGGCAGCATGAGAGACGCTACAAAATTCGTCAAGTTCGTTTAGCCTGAAAGGCGGTTAGCCGCCAATGGCTATTTACACAGTCACGCATAAAACGCTAATAACTAATTACGCGTCTTTACAGTTACTTGAGCAACACGACATAGACCCCGGCGATGTAGTCACCGTCGCCGGGGTAAATGCCACATTTAACGGATCACGCACCGTATACGCAACACCCGAATATCTTTTTACGGGTGTTAGCGACGAAGGCGATTTAGAGTACGACTACAACCAACCGGTGCCGTACCAAATCATTTACGCACTAACGGCCGACAACGTAGAACGCAGCGCAACTACCGGCACCGTAGCTAATGATCTCGTCGCGTGTACTTGGATTACCGCTACCGATATTGAAGATTGGTTAGGCATCGGCACAGCAACCGCCGGCGATGCGGCTTTTTTAACCGTGTGCGCAGCTGCCGCAAACGAATTTTGTTTTACCCGTAGAAAAATCGCCGGGTATCAGGATCTACTAACGCCAGCACCCAACGGGGCCGTAAAACTCGGGACAACCCAATACGGCGGGGCGTTGTATCGTCAGCGCGGCGGGCTACAAGATATGGCTACTTTTGACGGCTACGGCGTTGCCAGCACCAACGGCCTTAACGGCACCATTAAACAACTATTGGGTATTGACCGCCCAACGCTCGCCTAATGCCCGTAGTCGCCTTTACAGACCTATTTAACGAGTGCCTAGACGACCTAGCGGCAAAACTTGGAACAATCACCGGGCTACAAGTAGTAACCGACCCGCGCAACCTTGTCCCGCCTTGCGTCTTTATCGACGCCCCCACATTTCAGGCCTACAACGGCAACATAGTTAAAATGTCGTTCCCCGTACGGTGCATCACATTAGGCCCCGGCAACCTAGACGCCCAACGGTCGCTAATGAACATTGCCGCCAAAGTATTAAACGCGTCTGTAGGTGTCACCGATGGACGCCCAACTATGGCTATTATCGGCGGGGTAGAGCTACCCGCCTACGATCTAAACATAAACATTCAAGCGCAAACAAGTTAGGCACAAAATGTACGTAATTCTCTCAGAACGTCTAGGCACCGTAGGGGCAAAATTTGACCCCAACGACAAACGATACGCCGGCGCAAATATCGACGCTTTAGTAGCTGGCGGTTTCATCGGTCAAAGTTCCACCACTAAGGCCGCTAAATCTGCTAAAACAGAGACAGACACCGACACAGAAACCGAAACAAAGGATTAACCCCTATGGCTACTAGCACACTTCTAAGCAACCCACACGTAATAGTAAACTCGGTGGACATTTCCGACCAATGCACCGCCGCTACTTTTTCTATCGACTACGCGCAACTTACCGCTACAGCATTCGGCGATGTGGATAACAAATACGTAAAAGGCCTCGGAGATCACTCGCTTACCTTGTCTCTTTACGGCTCGTTTGCAGCTCTTGAAACTTGGATTACCCTCAACGGTTTAGTAGGAACTACAACTACCGTTATCGTGTCGCCTGAAAAGCCAGTAACACCCGGTACCTACACCGTAACCAATCCCGGACTAACCCTGACCGGCACTTTTTTAGCCTCGCTACCAATCGGCTTTGCGCTTTCAGAATTAACCACTATGGACGTGGTTTTTACTGGCGGCGTCTACACCGTAGACACAAACTAATCTAAACCCCTAAACAAAGGCCCGACATGAATATAACAATTCGAGTAACCCGCAACGACGGCGTATACGAAGTATCTACAAACCTCATGGTAGTAGTGCTATGGGAACGCAAATACAAAATGCGTGCCAGCGATCTAGCAAGCGGCGTAGCAATGGAACACCTAGCCTACATGGCGTACGAAGCTAGCAAAATGGCTAATATCGTGGTACCGGTTTCATTCGACCAATTCATTAAAGAGTGCGCCGCGCTGGAAGTTGTAGATAGTGAAAACCCAAACCCTACAGAGTCGGCAGCTACCGCCGACAACTAGCCGAACTACTGGTAGCGGTTCACTTTTGGCCACCGTCGATAGATTTCGACGCAGCCGATCTAGCAACCGTAGTAGATGTTCTAAACACACAAGCTCGAGAACGAGAGCGCGCTAATGCCCGTCGCCGCTAGCGCTCAAGTATTCGGCATACAACAAACATTAGCCGAACTAAACAAATTTGACCCCACGTTTAGACGCCAAATAACTACCGACATACAATCAGGCGCGGGGCGCATGGTCGTACAGTCTGCTCGGTCAATGATCCCGACGGACTACCCACTATCGGGTATGGCTCGAGGCTCAATGATTAAAGGCCGTAACGAAACTATTTACAACATCAAGAATGTTATAGACGGCGTTAAAACCGTTGTAGGTAAACGCGCCAGCCGTGAACGCACCGTAACTTTTAACAAACCCCTAATACTTGACGGCCGACGTGTGAACAACGCCTATACACAAACCGTAGATTTCAAGGCCCGACCCTACGCGCTGTTAGTAGCACAACAGAAGGACGCCGCCGCCGCGCTATGGGATCACGCAGGCATAAGACAAGGCAGCCAATTTGTCACAAACCTTATAACCGAAGGCGAAGGCCCTAACCCGCGGGCGTCTCGATCACTTACCCCCGGCGTTGTCGCTGTCATGCCAGCCGTACAGAGCGAACTATCCAAAATAATCGACCGGGTATCTGTCAAAATGAACAAGAACCTAAAGATTGAGTACCGCTAATGGCTCTAAACATTCCAATTCTCTCGAGCCTAGATACCAAGGGTTTTGAGAAAGCCGCCCGCGAATTTAAGGCGCTTGACACAAATTCAGCCAAAGCGGGCTACGCCCTTAAAAAAGCTTTCCTACCCGCCGCAGCCGCGCTAGGCGCGCTAGGTGTTGCGGCATTTGGGGCCGCCAAATTGGCTAGCGACTTTAACGAGGAAGCAAGCAAAAGCGAAGTAATTTTTGGCGACGCGTCTACCGCAATTATGGATTTCTCTAAGACGGCCGCCACGTCGTTAGGTCAATCACAAACCGAAGCCCTAAAAGCCGCCGGAACATTTGGCGTACTCGGTACCGCAGCTGGCCTAACCGGCACCGATCTAAGCAACATGGCCGTAAAGTTCACGACTCTAGCCACCGACCTAGCATCATTTAACAACACAAGCCCCGAAGATGCCGTACTAGCTTTAGGCGCAGGCTTACGAGGCGAGGCAGAGCCGCTACGCCGTTTCGGTATTTTGCTAGACGACGCATCACTACGCGCAAAGGCTTTAGAGCTAGGGCTAGTCAAAACAACCAAAGACGCATTAACACCACAAAACAAAAGCCTTGCCGCGCAAGCGCTCATACTCGAGCAGACAAACTTACAGCAGGGCGACTTTGCCCGAACAGCAGACGGCGCAGCTAACAAGCAACGCATTTTAACCGCCCAAATAAAAGACGCTAAAACCAACATAGGTAAAGGGTTTTTACCCGTTATGGCTATCGCTGTTGGTTTGCTATCCAAGTTTGCAGAATTTGCCAGCAACAACGCCCCGCTAATCGTGACTATGGGCGTCGTTATCGGCGGCCTAGCCGCTGCCATTGTTTTAGTTAATGGCGTTATGGCTGGTTTTAGCGCTATTGCGGCAATCACTACAGCGGCCAATATTGCATTAGCCACGTCATTTACAGCCGTACAAGTAGCAACCGTTATTGG